GGAGAACCATAGCCGTGATAGGCGTATGTTCTCCACCTTCTGACCTCCCTGCTGTAGTGCTCTCCAACCGCCAACGACTCAAGAATACTGAGTCAGATGCCAACCGAGAGCACTGCTGTAGGGGTCACCCTTGGGCCCTTAAGTCGGGGCCTACCTCTTACTACGACAACATCGCCTACGCACATGCCAACCAGAACGACCCAAAACAACCGGTATATCCATTATCGTGAATATTCTAACTATCCGCCTTTTACGGCGGGTCAGGATACTGTGATTAAAAGCACAGACACGAGGACAACTGGAAGTAATAGGAAGAACTGGAGATGGCTAATTGCTAACGGCGAATCTGCTACGACGTCCCTCACGGGACAACGTACTACGTTTACTAAGAAGGACGGGTCTGGAAAAGTATGGTATTATTATCCATTCGGTTCCCCTCCTGGCCTTCGAACTGACGTATGGCAGGGATGTTACTTGGGACAATCAATTGCTGTTCCGGAAACATTCGATGTTTCGTTGTGGAGTGCCGCAGACTTGCGAGCCAGATCATCCTTTTACAAGAAACTTCGTGAGGCGCAGACCATACTTTCTGGTCCTACGTTTCTCGGGGAATTGCGTGAGAGTATTCATATGATCCGCCACCCTGCTGAAACCTTGCGAGCTGGCGTGCTTGATTATTTCTCTGTCCTCCGAAAAAGAAAGGGCAGAGGTTCGAGCACGTTTAGTAAACGCAAAATCTTAGCAGATACCTGGCTTGAGTACTCATTTGGCTGGGCACCTCTTATCCACGATATCAGCGATGCTAGTAAAGCATTAGCTGCGACAATAGATAATGTGAACAGCACGATGATTCGAGCCTCTGGTATTAATGAGCAAGACTTAGGTACCCTTACCAAAGAGGCCTCTCCGGACTTCGTGTTTTTCTATTACACTTGGCACAGAGAGAGAACCTGTAAGGTGAGGTATATCGCGCATGTGGAAAATTCTACCACAGGCCCGAGTGGCAGTCTCGAACGGCTTGGAAACACTACTGGCTTTAACTGGTCAGAGTGGATCCCGACTGCTTGGGAATTGCTTCCTTGGTCTTTCTTTATCGATTACTTCTCCAATATTGGAGATGTGATTGCCGCGAGTATTACTTCAACGGCGGGAGTTAAATGGGTTTGCCGCACTGATCGCTATACCGGTATAAGTCAATACACCGGAGGCGAGCATAATGTGGCGAAAACAAAAGATTTCTGCCGCGGTGGTAGTTCTAATTACCGCGGATCGAGTGGTAAATTAGGCTCCTTTACGTACTATACGACTAGAGTCGATAGGTCGGAAGTTCTCACGCCTGGGTTTCCTACCCTAGCGTTTGAGCTACCGGGAAGACGCAACCAATTTCTTAATATGGCTGCACTATTTGCTTCAGCTCGTAGAGTGACTCCTTTCTTTTAAATCTGTTGTATTATTGCTATTTAGTTAGCACAGGATTTAGCCAAATGGCTTTCACCCTTACTTCTCCCGTTACGGGAGCAGCCCAAACTGGTCTTACCAGTCCTACGTACACCCATGTTGTCGATGTGGCCCCCGACTCGAACGGCAAACAAGTTGCCGTAACCGCGTTGGGTGGCACGCAGACTGGCGTTACTATCCATTCTGCGTCAAACCCGTTCACTTGTAACTTCGTCAAACCTAAGGCCTTTAAAGCCCTTGGCCAGCCGAATCCAAGCACGGGTCTAATCACATCGGTACCGCGTAATGTGTATAAGTTTATCACTCGCAAGGGTGTTACCCCTGCCAGTGGACAGCCTTATACCACGATGCTCGTTACAACGACCATCGAGGTGCCGGCTGGAGCCGATACATACGACGCGGCGAATGTTCGTGCGGCCCTCAGTATGCATTTCGGATCAATAGCTCAGCAAAGTGCTGGTGCAGGAGATTCGAGTGTTACTGGGATTATTTAAAAGTCGCACACGTTACTACACGCGCTGGAATTCACCAGAACGTAAACGTTACATTCGCAGGAGAATACGTAGATGGGCCCTTGCTCTCACGCTCTTTTTCTTCATCTTGCAACAGATCTATCTGGAGAGTTACCTTCCGTTCCAGGCTCTGTCCTCTTTGATTCAAATCAAAAGATAGAGCCTTGGCCGGGAATAACGACCAGAGAAGTTGCAGCACTCGCTCTTCGTTCTTCGCTTCTTAAGAAGTTCGAAGGTACTAAATCGAGTAAAGCCGATAGTTTGGCGCTGCAGAAGTTCCTCGAGTCTAATGCACGTTGTGCTGGATTCGTAAACTACGATCGAACCAACATCACCGATGTAGAGGAAATTGCTCTAGGTGAGTTACAGGAGGTGTTTTACTCCTTCTTTTATCTGGAGAACGATAGATGTATCCTTGATGTAGAATCTATATCAGAGAACATCGCCGTTGGACCAGGTGCTTCGGTCGGAACCACTGGGGATAGCTTCTATCATAAGATAGGAGCATCTCCAATGACGGGAACTTCACGATCTCTTTATACGCTTTATCAGCGTATGACTGCTAAGTACGCCCTTTGGAAAGACACCGAAGAACAACGGGTGCTCCATTACGGGGACTTTAAGCACGTGCAAGGTAATAGTCTTTCATTTGTCCCGAAGACTGCGGACATTTCTAGGACTATTTGTACGGAGCCTCTTCTGAATATGCTTTTCCAGAAGGGAATAGCTGCAGTGTTCGAATCTCGTCTGAGGGACAGGTTTGGTATTGACCTGACAACTCAGCCTGACAAGAACCGCATGCTAGCCAAGATTGGATCCGAGACTGGTGCCTTTGGCACCATTGATTTATCAAGCGCCTCTGATTCAATCTCCAATGGTCTTCTTCGGCTTCTCATGCCGAAGGAGGTCTTGTCTTGGTTAAACGAGACAAGGTCACCGTTGGTTAAGCTACCTGATGGTAGCTTGCTTCCGTTACAGATGGTGTCGTCCATGGGGAATGCATTTACGTTCCCTCTTCAGACGATCCTGTTTGCTTCTGTTGTTATTGCCGTGTACCGCACCTTAGGTATACGACCCATTTATCCCCGAGATGGGGAGTTGGGTAACTTCGCCGCTTTTGGAGATGACATTATCTGCCATAGCGAAAGCTATGGCTTGGTTGTGTCAATCCTTAGGAGGATTGGTTTTTTAGTCAATAGCGACAAGAGCTTCAATGACGGGCCGTTCCGCGAATCCTGCGGTGCCGATTTTTGGCACGGTGTTAATGTCCGTGGCGTATACTGCCGCACATTGGACACTATGCAGGACCGTTACTCGCTACTCAACAGACTCACCAACTGGAGCGCAAATCATGCGATACCGCTACCAAACACCTGTGATTTTCTTCTCAAGTCAGTCCGGTTTTTGCCGGTACCAATTTGGGAATCGGAGGTTGCAGGTGTCAGGGTGCCGTTTGAACTCGCCTCAGGAGTTAAGTTCAGTGATCGTTATCACGGCAGTGTACTTTATGAACGGTACACACCGAAACAACGGTCGCTGAGTCTCCTAGCTCTTGGTGATCGCCCTCATGTTGCACGAAGGGTAAGGCATAATCCCCCCGGCGTGTTACTGAGTGCTGTAGCTGGTTACCTTCGGGAAGGACGAATCGTATTAAGACAACGAAACGTCCGTTACTTAAAACGTCTCGCGGTGGCTCCATGTTGGGACCACTACGATCCGTTGCTGACTAATCTTACGTCAGCAGGGTGGTGGAGATGGGTAACCGTCTTCACCGCGTTAAACATGAG